TGGCAGTATCCCGGCCACCTGAAGGACGCTCCCGGCTGGGTCGATCGCAACTGGGCCGCCTACTTCGACAGCTGGGACCCGATCCGCAAGCTGGAACCTGGCCCGGCGCTGCGCGTCCCCTCGTCGCTCGGCCAGGAGCGAATTTGCAGAGCTGGCGACTATGTCGCCCAGCAGGAGGTTCGACTGGCGACCGGGGTGCCGCCCGAGATCCGCCTCGAAGTGTGGGAGAAGGAACAGTTCCAGCGGTTGTTCATCCCAGTGGAAACCACCGAGGAAACCGCTCCCGATCCCGCCCCTCTTGCCGCCTGAACTCTGACATGAAAGTTCGCGGCCACGGCCTCGAAGACAGGTTATGTCATTGAATGACCACGATAAATTATCAGGCGCCGCCGACAGTTGGGCGGTTCATGGACTCTGCCTCCTTCGCCAGGTTCATCATCGGTCCTGTGGGTTCCGGCAAGACCACTGGCTGTATTTTCGAGTTGCTCAAGCGGGCCACCCAACAGCAGCGTGGGCCAGATGGCATCCGCCGCACACGATTTGCCATCGTCCGGCAGACGCTGCTGCAGCTGAGGATGACGGTCCTACTCGACATCCTCAGCTGGCTGCGGCCGATCTGTGAGTACAAGGTTTCCGAGCAGCTGGTCACCATCACCTTCGGGGACGTCGTCAGCCAATGGTACCTGATCCCCCTCGAAGACGAAGACGACCAGAAGCGGCTGCTGTCGATGCAGCTGACCGGCGCCTGGCTGTCCGAGGCGATCGAGATGGATGCCGGGCTGGTCGATGCCATTGCCGGCCGCTGCGGACGTTTCCCCACCGCTGCCGATGGTGGCTGTACGTGGTTCGGGCTGATCGGCGACACCAACGCGCCGATTGAGGGCGGCGACTGGTGGCGGCTGTTCGAGGACGACAAGCCGCCCGACTGGCAGGTATTCCATCAGCCCTCCGGGCTCAGCCCGCTGGCCGAGAACCTCGAATGGCTGCTGCAGACCCCGACCACCATGCAGTACCCGCCCACCGACCAGCGCCGGCGGGCCCAGGGCCGCACCTATTACGAGCGGCTGGCGCGCGGCAAGAACCCCGACTGGATCAAGCGCTACGTCCACTCCGAATACGGCGAGGACCCGACCGGCACCGCCGTCCACCGCGGCACCTTCAAGCGGACGTTTCACGTGAAACGCGGGCTCAAGCCGCTGCCCGGCTTCCCGATTATCATCGGCCAGGATTTCGGCCGTAGTCCGTGCTCGCTGCTCTGCCAGAACGATCCGCAGGGCCGGCTGATCGTCCTCGAAGAAGTCGTCGCCGAGGACATCGGCCTGGAGCTGCACGTCACCAAGCAGCTCAAGCCGGTGCTCTACCAGGACCGCTACATGGGCATGCAGTTCGCTGCCGTCGGCGATCCGTCCGGCCGGGCCAAGGGGAATTTCCTGGAGGAAAACAGCTTCGACGTGCTGCTGCGCCTCGGCATCCCGGCGTTTCCCGCCTCGACCAACGACGTCGAGCCGCGGCTGCGCGCCGTCGATACGCTGCTCCTGCAGCAGCGAGATGGGGGGCCGGCGCTGATCATCGACGAGGATCGCTGCCCGATCCTCGTCCGCGCCCTGAACGGCGCCTACCGCTTCGCCAAGACCAAGGCCGGGGTAACCAAGCCGCTGCCGGAGAAGCTGCATCCCTGGTCGGACGTCGCCGACTGCCTGCAGTATGTCTGCCTGTCGGTCAATTCCGGCCTCACCCACTTCATTGCGAAGCGGATTCGTCCTCGTCCGGTAAGACGCCCACCGCCTCCAGTTTCAGCGAAGGGTTGGACGTAGCCTCGATGGTCAGCGGCGGCATCTCCGCCGTCGTCGAGATATTGATCGTCACCCCACCGCCGCCACCGGCCAGGACATGACCTTGACCGTCGAGCTCGCCGAGCCGGGCCAGGAACCTGCCGGCTTCGACCCGCTGCACCAGCGGGATCCGCTCGTCGTCGATCGCCTGGATATAGATCTCCAGCTTCGACTCCAGCCCGGTCGCCGCCTTGACCTTGACCCGCTCCTTGGTGTTGACCGCCGCGCCCCACTCGGCGCTCAGCGTGCGCACCATCTCGACGAACTTCGGGTGGGTCTGGACCCGCTGCCATTCCTCGTCGGTCAGCCGGTGCAGCTCCAGGATCTGCTCCACCGGGAAAATATCCATCGCGATTTCGCGGGCCAAAGTGGCGAAATCAATGGCAAATACTTCGGCGGCTGACGTCTGGTCTGCCATGGCTGATTGGTGTATGTGTCCAAAAAGAGGGTGGTAATGCCGGCGCCTGTACTCAGGATCGTATCGCCTGACGGATTGCTGCAGCAAGAGGCTGACGCAGATGCGCAACGCATCGCCGCCGAACGCAAGCTGCAGGCCGAGTCACAGCTCACCACCTCGCTGGCGGCTTTCATCGACAACGAATTCCAGGACATGGTCCGTCATCGTGACGGTGCTTCTGGTTGGTCAGACCGCCTGGTTAACGCCATGCGGGTGTTCAACGGCCAGTATGACAACTCAAAACTGGCCGAGATCAAAAGGTTCGGCGGCTCGGATATCTATGCCCGGCTCGTTGCGACCAAATGTCGTGGAGCAACCTCGCTGCTCCGCGACGTCTACCTCAACCAGGAAAAACCATGGGGCCTGAAACCGACCCCTGATCCAACCCTTCCCGACGACATCCTCGCCGACGTGCAGAACCTGGTGCAGGTCGAGATCGGCACCATGACCCGGCTCGGCGAGCCGCCCGATCCCAACGCCATCCGCGATCGGGTCCAGAACCTGCTGATGGCGGCCAAGCGGGCGGCGGTCAAGCGGGCCCGCCTGGAAGCCGAGATCGCCTTCAACCGGGTCGACGATCTGCTCGTCGAGGGCGGCTTCTACGAAGCCCTCGGCGAGGCGCTGATCGACGTGCCGTTGTTCCCGTTTGCCTGCATCAAGGGGCCGACCGTGAGGATCGTCCCGGAGGTCACCTGGACCCAGGGCAAGGCGGTCGTCCAGAACAAGCCGAAGATGTTCTGGAACCGGGTCAGCCCGTTCGATGTCTGGTGGACCCCGGGCACCTCCAACATCGCCGACGGCGCGGTGATCGAGCGGACCCGGGTGACCCGCCAGGATCTCAACCAGCTGATCGATCTGCCGGGCTACAACAGGGAGGCTATCCAGGAAGTCTTACGCTGGTACGGCCAAAGTGGATACGTCGAGGTCAACACTTCATTCGCCGAGACACCGCGGGCGGTGATGGAGAGCCGCGAAGACCCGCGCATGAATCAGTCCGGTGTTCTCGACATGCTGGAGTATCACGGCTACGTCCAGGGGAAGATGCTGCTCGATCAGGGCTTCACTGCTCAGCAGGTCCCAGATGAGCTTACCGATTACTTCGTCGATGTGTTCAAGATCGGCCGTTACATCATCAAGGTCCAGCTGTCGCCCAGTCTCAGAAAACGGCCGGCTTACTACGTCACAAGCTTCGAGAAAGTCCCGGGGACAGTCGTCGGCAATGCCCTGCCGGATATGCTCAGCGATATACAGGACGCGACCAATGCTGCCCTCCGCAGCCTGATCAACAACATGTCGATCGCATCCGGTCCGCAGGTGGTGGTCAACGACGACCGCGTCGCGGAGAACGAGAACGGTGACGAGCTTTACCCGTGGAAACGTTGGCATGTGGTCACCGACCCGCTTGGTCCTAACAACGGGCAACAGCCCATAAACTTCTTCCAGCCGAACAGTAATGCGCAAGAATTACTCGGGGTATACGAGAAATTCACACAAATTGCCGACGAGCTATCGGCCATTCCTAGGTACATTACTGGCTCTGAGCGCCTTGGTGGGGCTGGCCGCACTGCCTCGGGTCTGGCCATGCTCATGGGTAATGCTGCCAAAATACTGCAAACCGTCGCCGCCAACATCGACAACGACATCATCGAACCTGCGGTAACCGAACTCTACGACATGATCATGCTGACCGATAAGACCGGCATGCTGCGTGGCGACGAGTCGATCGAGGTGCTCGGCGTCAACGTCGCGATGCAGCGCGAGACCCAGCGCCAGCGCCAGCTGGAGTTCCTGCAGATCACCGCCAACCCGATCGACACCCAGATCACCGGCGTGCGTGGCCGTGCGTCGGTGCTGCGCGCCGTCGCCGACGGCATCGGTCTGGAGGGCGAGGACATCGTCCCGCCCGACGAAGAGATCAAGGCGATGCAGCAGCAAGGTGGCCCTGGCGGGCCAGGCGGGCCCCCTGGAGGGCCGGGAGCTCCTGGAGGGCCTCCGGGACCCGGCGGACCCCAAACGCCTCCTGGCGGGCCTCCTAGCCCCCCTAGCGGGCCTTCTGGGGTCCAGGCGCCGCAGACCAACGTCGTCGGCAGGACTCCGGGCGCCGGACCGGGCACCGCAGTCAACCCAGCACAAGGACCAGGATGATGGCTTACACCCCACCGCCACTCCCGGCCGGAGCCGCCGAAAAGATCCAGGGCAGGCTCGGCCCGGCGCCGACCCGTCCGGCCAACATGCCGGCCGGCGCTCCGACCCAAGAGCAGATCTTGAGCAACACACAGGCGAATCTGAGGCCGCAGAGACAGTACAATCCTGCGACCGACGGTGCATTGCCCGACGTGTCGAAGGCTTCTACCCAGGCGGATATGTTCAAAAACATGAGGCCGCGCGCCCAGTACACCGGTGACGGTAGCAGCTTTGCGTTTGCCCGAGGCGGCAAGGCGATGCCGGCTGGGGATCGCGCCAAATACGCCAAGGGTGGCCTGGTGAAGGGTCACAAATAGGAGAACCAGATGGCACCGACCAAGAAATCCACCTCCAAGCCGGCCGGCAAGTTCAAGGTTCAGGCCGGGGGTGGCGGCAAGATGCACAAATTCGGCGGCGCCGCGGCGCAGAAGCCGGGGGTCTCCGCGACCACCGGCGCGTCGGGCAAGGGCGCGCAGTTTCCCGAAGGCGGACCGTCGGGCAAGATGCACGGCTTTTCGGGCGTCAAGCCGCAGAAGTCCGGCCGCTCCAGCCAGAGCTGAAGCCATGGCGAGGACGCCGCGCGCCTCGATCTCCAAGACCTCGGGGCAGGGAATTTCCCGGCTCGGCTACCAGAAGGGCTACGCGCTGGGCAACAAGGGCGCCCAGGGGAAAACCCCCTCGGTCGGTAAGTTCGACTCCACCGACGTCAAGACCGGCCGCCATTACGGTAAGTCCAGTTCCGAGGACTTCGGCGATATCAACGTCTCCTACGGCGATACGCTGGATGTCGGCGACCTCGGTGACGTCAAGGCGGTCGGCAAGCTGAAGCCGCCGAAAGCGTCGCCGATGACCAAGGCGGCCAAGCCGAAGGCGTGGAAAAAGTGAAACCGGGCAAGCAAACCAGGCAGCTGCCGACGCGCGGCGGCCTGAACGACCTGGGCAAATCGGGCCGGACGATCATCGACTACGGCAAGGCGACGCCGATCACCCCGGCCGAGAAGACGCCGACGGTGATGCAGGCGCTGCCGCTGCTTCGCAAGGGACGCTGATGCCGGGCAACGAGAAGCTGGTCCACGCAGCGTTGCTGCTGAGGGGCCAGGCCCCGGAGGCATGGGATCTGTTCGTGCAGGCTATGCGGGAGTACGCAGCGCTTTCGGCCGAAGAAATGGTTCGCTGCACCCCGGAGTTGCTGATGCGGGCTCAGGGGATGGCGATCGCCAGCAGTGAGATCTGCTACGCGGTGAGGTTCGCGCCGCAGATCCACGAGAAAAACCAAGGACCTAAACATGGCAGACCAACCCAACAATGGAGCAGCGCCGGCGCCTGAACCGCGCGACTACAGCCCCCCGATGCCCGACCAGCTGAAGCGTCAGCTGGCCGAGGCCGAGCAGATCCGCAGCGAGATGGAGGCGGGTCAGCCGCCGCCCCAGCCCGAGCCCCCCAGCCCGCCGCCCGAGCTGCCGCAGAGTCCAGCTGGCGACGATGGCCAGAGCTGGGAGCAGCGTTACAAGTCGCTGCAGGGCCGCCTGGAGAACGAGCGCAAGTCCAACCAGGCGCTGTCCGAGCGCATGCAGCAGCTGGAGAACACGCTGACCGCGATGGCGGCGCGTGGCGAGGAGGCGCCGTCGGCCGAACCCCCGGCGCCACCGCCGCGGCCACAGCTGGTCACCGAGCAGGAGGCTGCTGACTATGGCGAGGAGATGCTCAGCGTAGTCGGCAAGCGGGCCCGGGAAGAGTTTATCCCGGAGTTCGAGCAGCTGGCGCAGCGGCTGAAGCGGCTGGAATCGGGGCAGCAGGCGGTCGGCAAGATCATCGACAATACCCAGAAGCAAACCGTCTACGAAGCGCTGGCAACGCAGGTGCCCAACTGGCGCGACATCAATCGCGCCGAAGAGTTCAAGGCCTGGCTGGCGGAGCCGGACCAGTTCAGCGGTCGCCGGCGCCAGGATATGATCAAGGAAGCCTTCGATAGACATGAGAGCGGGAGGGTGGTAGCTTTTTTCAAGGGATTCTTGACTGAGGCTACCGGCACCCCGCCAACCTCTCCGAGCCCAGGGAACGCAGCGCCGCCTCTTGCCAATGGCAATGCCAGCGGGCAACCCTCCCTCGAAGACTTCGCGGCCCCCGGTAGAGCCAGGTCGGCGCCGCAGGAATTGCCGCCCGATAAGCCCGTTTACACGTCCGCCTTTATTGCCAAGTTCATGGCAGACAAGCGCACGGGCAAATATCGTGGCCGCGAGGCCGACGCAGACGCCATCGAGCGCGACATCTACCAGGCCC